TAGTCATAGAATTGCACCCGTGGGAATAATTCAAAGATGGTATAGCCATCAAGCTTTATCAATTCCCAGCGTATATCCGTAGTGCCGTTTAGTCTGACCACAGGCTGAATATCGCGCTTGTTACAGTATGTTTGAAACTTGGCAATGTCCTGCATGACTTGGCGCATGAAACCATCACGATCACTATAAAACCATTGCGCTTTGCGTTCTCGTGCTGATTGGACGCTATTCATTGCACCACGCCCAGCGGTATTTAGGCAAGCTTCAATGCATCCAGCCAAAACTGCCATGCTGCATGAGTTATACAACTTGTTGTCAACCATGACTTTATAGGGTGTCATATACAAAATAGCGGTCAGGTATTCATCCCCGTCACCTTTGACAGTTTTTGCGTTAGTGCCTACGCCTAGCAATTTATAATTTGACATGGGTCAACCTCCAATCGGTTTATATTTAGCGGTAATACAAAAGCTAAAACATAGCTTGCCAATCTTTACAAAGCGAATGCCGCCTACTTTACGAGTGCAAATGTTGAACATGGGTCTCTCTCCAAAGTTAAACTATCCAGAGAGTAGGCACCGCAGCGCCTACCTGTCAAGAAAGTTTTTACGCTGTGCGCCAGACACGGATCACGCGGTTGACTTTATCTGTGCGGTAGCAGAATTTCATGCTATTGTTATTGGATCGCTTGTATTGGGTGCAGATAGCAATCGCCACACGATTAGCCACACGGATATAGTTTAGCGTGGTGGTTGGATCCACTGGCACAGCAAAGCTATCATTCACTTTCATATCGAAGAAAGGGTACTTATAGAATGCGTGGCCGTTGCGTGGTGAGTTGTGAAGGGGTACGTTCTTTTCGATTTTATACATGGTCTGTCCTATCTTATGTCTAGTGGTTAAGGTTGGTCGGTCATAGATTGGTGAAGATACACCATGAGATAGGCACAATCCTGGACGCGCCTATCCTAGCTATATCTTTGACCAGCACTATAGGCGGACTGATTCAAGTCACCGCTCTCAAGCCCCGTTCTCAAGGACATTCTGTGCCTACTTCCCTTGCTCAATGTCACAGGTTTTGTCATGCCTGATCCAATCGGGTATCGTCACTGTGGTTGCTTAAACCACTCATTCGCTTGGCCTGAAGTGTGGGGGCCTATTGTGTTGCCCTATCTTGGGCAGATTCGGTTTTGTTAGTCAAGTTTTATATTCGGTCTGCGTATTCGGTCTTATATTCTATGCGGCTCTTCTATGCGGCTTGATCGTCTAGGACGCTGGCTTGTGCTAGGTCTGAACCTTGTGCGTTTCGCCTTGTCGCTTTCGATGTATTCAACCTAGCAATGGGTTTTCAGATATTCAATAAAAAACTTTAACCGATCACGAAATAAAGTTAACTCTTTGTTTTGTTTAGTTTTAAACTGTAACATTTCATTTGGACTTAGGCAGAGTTTAGCTAAGGCGTTGATCTTACTTGATAAACTAATTACTGCCTCGCGGATGTAATACTACACGCGCGAATCTATTACCTAACGCAATCGGCATGGCGTTTAGGGGGTGGCATATTTGTGATCACGTTAGGGGGTGGCGGTATGGTTTAGATGCATCCCTTTGCTATTTGTGATCACAAACTCTGAAACCACCCTAAAAACGCCCTATTTCACGCAGAATCTGACGCGGTAACAGTTAAGGATTACAACAAAATCAAGCGCTTGCAAGGAAATGCCCCCACATAATGCGAAACACAGGCAAAAACGAGGGGGTGCGAGGGCCAGTGGGGGGTATGAGGTATACGTATATACACAAATACACACACGGGGTTTTTAGCTTTGCCCAGGTTTTGCCATATTTAGTAGTACATGTGTGGTATTATTATCACAATATGTTACAAAGTCGTAACATTTAGTAAAATCTTTACGAATATACGTATTTTATGGGTTGACTAGGGTGTTTCCATGAGTATAACTGCGGAGCAGGAGCAGACAGAGTTTAACTTTCTTAGTTTAACTTAATACAAGTAATAAATAATAAATAGTTAAACTATATAAAGAGTGTGTTAATAAAGATACTGGACATAGGAAGAGTTTAACTATAGAAAGTTTAACTATAGGGTTGACACTCTTCTTTATAGTTTGTACACTATAGGTATGTAACACACATAAACTTGTATAAACATATAAGTGTTACACTACTGGTACGTGTTACAAACATTATGTGTAACTCTCCTCCTGTCTCCTCTCTCCTAACACGTAGTTTGCGACACGTACCACTTCTTTACCAAGAAAAGTATTGACAATGACTACTAAACCCGTACAACTATACGCAGATGATAACGTACTTGAAGAGTTTTACTCTGCGTTAGCTGACGGTAGTGCCAATCGTATACGCCGTATTCACATTCCACGCAGTGATGTGTTCTATGTACGTGCTGCTATAGAGGCTGACACTGGAGTGCGTTACACTTTAGATCATGTAGAGAGAGCTATGTATCTTGAGGGCATGTTAAGTCGTAACGATGTACTAGACCCTGATAGGAAAAGACCTTATGGCGATTGAATATAGAGGTGAGAAGTTTGAGGGTTACAACAAACCCAAGCGTACACCAAAGCATCCAACTAAATCCCACGCTGTACTTGCCAAGGAGGGTGACACCATCAAGCTCATCCGCTTTGGTGAGCAGGGAGCATCCACAGCAGGCAAGCCTAAAGCGGGTGAGTCTGACAAGATGAAGAAGAAACGTGCAAGCTTTAAAGCTAGACACGCTAAGAACATCAAGAAGGGTAAGCTCTCAGCAGCTTACTGGGCAGATAAGGTGAAATGGTAATGGCATCCCCTACCCCTACAAACAAGAAGCTGTACGCTAAAGTAAAGGCAGAAGCTAAGAAGAAGTTTGACGTATGGCCCAGCGCTTATGGCTCTGCTTGGCTTACTAAGACATACAAAGCACGTGGAGGTAAGTACAGTGGCACGAAGAACAATAAAGTCTCGTAGTCAACACGTACTGCCAAGCACCCGAGGTTATGCTAAAGGTGGCTTAGGTAAGTGGTTTGGTGAAGAGTGGACGGACGTTAAGACGGGTAAAGAGTGTGGTAGGCAAAAGGGTGACGGTAGATCCTACCCAGCTTGTAGACCAAAGGCAGTAGCAAGTAAGATTAGTAAACAAGAAGCAGCAAAGAAGACAGGCCCAAAGAAAGTTAAGTGGTCTACGACAGCATCGGGGAGAAAACGAACATGAAGAAGGTATGTCCTAAGTGTAAAGGTAAAGGTTGTTCTCACTGTGGTGGAACAGGTTATCATGAAGGTATGAACAAAGGTGGTATGATGAACAAAGGTATGAAAGCTCTCAAGAAAGAGGCACCAGAAGTAGCTAAGAAGATGGGTTACATGAAGGGTGGTATGACTAAGAAAATGGGATATGCTCACGGTGGTTTAGCTTGTGGTGCATCCAACCCTGCAGCACGTCCTATGAAGAAGGGCAAGTAATGAAGTATTATCTTAAATACAAAGATGCCCTAGAAGCTAAGGGCTACCGTGTAGATGAGCACGGCTACGTGTGGGACTCTGCAGGTAATCAGTCTGCTGGTGAAGACAACTATGGTAACGTACAGAGTAAAGATGAGAACATCAACTACATCTGTGCAGAGGCAGACATTGCAGCTACTAAGCCTAAGAAGCCTAAGAAAGCTACACCTCCTCCTGGTAAGAAACGTGCTCGTACAGCTAAAGGTCACTACGTTAAGGATGACCCTAACACACCAGAGAATGAAGCGTGGGTTGACGAGTAATGACTGTTACACTCAATCATGCAGGTAGACCTGCTCGTAGGCGTTCTGTCTATGGGCATAACACAGGTACTACTACAGAGGATGTATATACATGTCCTCCTAACTGTACGGCTGAGATTAGCTATCTTCACATTATCAATACTCTTGGTAATGTTAGCCTTGAGATTGAGTGGTATGTTGCAGAAGATACTTATACATCACACTTCCTCACAGGTAAGAACTTGGGTGCAAACGAATATATAACCTTCTCAGATATTGAGATTGTTTTAGCTCCTGGCGATAAGATACAAGTAACACCTGCAACAGCCGGGCATGTAGACACTATACTGACTGTTACAGAGACTTTCTCAGGCGTGTAGCGTATAACGGGTATGCAAACTTAGTAGAGGTAACTGTCTGACATATGTGTATAACTATGTACGTCCCTAGCAATAGTGCTGGGCTTAACATAGGAAACATATCATGTTCGCACTAATTATTAAAACTTTCACAGACTTCTTGGCAAGCTTACAAAAGGCACAGCAAGCTCGTGCAGACTACTGGATTCTCACTAACATGTCAGACAAAGAACTTCATGACATTGGTATCGCACGTGGTGACATCAACAATGTCGTGGCAGAAGCTCTCAAATAGTCTTGCTTTTCTGATTTGTATGAGTATAACTACTGCATGTAGTACTTCAAATGTGGTCTTACCTTCCTCTTGCCCAGCTAATGATAGCAAATGCCAACGGAACTTAGATGCACAAACTCTTACATATATCGGTCAGAAAGATGCCGCTCTACAGCTTATGTGCAGTGACCCTGATCTCCGTGATGTTATTGGGGATGACTGCGCAGGCTGGTGATGTTACTGGTGACTTCTCTAATGGTTATGATAACTCTACTGTAGATAGTAACAATAGTGATGAGACTGTAACTAATAACTACAATGCTACTGGTGCTGGTAGTGCTGCTCCTGTCATGAGTGCGATAGCACCTACTATGATGGGTGGTGGTGGTAACGACAGTTGCTTACTACCTAGCTCTACAGGGATACAGGTTAGCATTATCGGTATATCTCGTGGTGAGATGCAACAGGATGAGTCTTGTAATCGCAGGAAGAATGCTAGGCTCTTAGGCGCACCACAGCAAGTTGGTGGCTTAGGGTTACAGGTATCTGCTATATCTGTGTTATGTCAAGACCCTGTCGTGTTCAGGAGTATGATGTTAGCTAATACACCATGCCCTATCAACGACAGTAAGACGGGAAAGCTGCTCATGGGGAAGGCAGCAATAAAAAAGTACAGAGAGAGTCCAGCGCTTTACATAGTTGGATATGAGACAGACCAACCGTTCTGGGATACCCTGTTACGGGTAGGAGAGGAAGACACAGATGAAGAGATCGCTCAAGACACTACTCCTAAGCTCAGCCTTAGTGACCGTTTCCGCAGTAGCAAACGCAGAGTCGCCACCACCCCCTGAGTACTCACTGACAGGGCAAGAGAAGATTGATATGCTTATCGCTTCTATTGGTGATATACAAGATCGTATAACTGATAGTGCTGTTCTAGCTGTAGGTGCTGTAGGTTATGCTGCTATTGGTGGTGTCATTAACGATGATGCACTTAATGCTGGTATCATTACTACAGAGGAAATAGGCGCATATCTAGAAGCTAAAGAACTTGTACTCAACCATGACTATGCTATTGCTGAGACAGCAGAGCAGATGTTTATGCAAGAACATGCAGCTAACATGAATAGTCTTAACACTGCAGTAGATAACCTTACTGCTGCTACGACTGTAGTTATGACAGCGGTTGAGGTAGCTTCTACAGCAGCAGAGGCAGATACTAAGCCTGAGCAGGTTGAACTGCAGGGTATGTTAGAGACAGACGCATACAGCCTTGACACAGCAGAAGTTAACGAATACAATGAAGCTGTAGCTGCTGTAGAGAACTTTGCTCAACAAGCTGGTGCTTTTATGGCTGCTGCTAATAACGATGAACTTACAGCTAGTGTAGATACTTATGCTACTCAGGGTAACTTCATGGTTGGTAGCTACACAGCTATTACCTACACTCAGTCAGTTGATGAGTTCGTTATTACTTGGGATGACTCAGGGTTTGGCACAGGCTTTCAAGGCTACCTGACACCTGAGATGAAGAACGCCACAGAGATCTACGCTGCTGGTGAATACATTAATCAGTATGGGGCAATGCCAACACAATGATGGACTTTGAGTTTAGCGTAGGTGGTTACAACATTAAGGGCTGGATGGTTGCTGTAGCACTTCCAGTTCTTTCTACAGTTGCAGGTGGTGTATGGTGGTCTTACGATACACTGCAACGCTTCTACGGTGTTGAGGCTGGTATTGCAGAGGTTGTAGATAAGTCTGCATCCTTTGACTCTAAGGCGGGTCAGCTAGACAAACGTGTCACTTCAGTAGAAACTGTAGCCCAGCGCAACCTCACAGAGGTAAACAATAACCTTAGTGGTGAGATTGTAGCTTTAGACTCTATGCTACTCACTAAGTCTCAGGAGCTAGAAGCTAAGCTTGTATCTCGTATACAAACCTTAGAGCAGGCTATTGCAGATAACGATGTACGTGGTTTGAATCAGAAGCTTGCACAGCTAAGCACAAACATGACACAGATCCTAGAGCAGCAGAAGCTGTTACTAGACCTTCGTAGCCAAGTGGATAAGGCTACAACTATTACAGACGGACTAGGCGATACGCTAGACACTCTACAAACAGAAGTAGATGATATCTGGAAAGCGTATGATGAGCTAGTTAATAATCCTCTATAAGGAAATACTATGGCTAGAGCATTAACAGAAAAGCAACAGCGCTTCTTAGAGGTACTCTTTGATGAGGCTAACGGTGATGCAGTAGCAGCTAAGAAACTGGCAGGTTATGATCCTGCTTCAAGTACGGCTGCTATTGTTGAGGCTCTCAAGGATGAGATTGGTGAGAAGACACGCACGTACTTTGCACGTACTGCACCTAAGGCAGCTATGGCTATGGTAGGTGCTTTGTATGACCCTACAGAGTTAGGCATTAAAGAAAAGATGGTAGCAGCAAAAGACTTGCTTGATCGTGCAGGACTTGGTAAGGTAGACAAAGTAGACGTAACATCTGGCGGAGGCATCTTCTATCTGCCGCCAAAAGAAGGTTCAAACGAATAATACCTGAAAGAGATCTAGGTTTTTGGCAGCTACCGTTACCGCCAAAGAACCACAACAAGAAATGGCATACCATTGTAAGGGTAACAAAACGTATCCCCTTTGGTTACGAGCTACATCCTGACAACGACAAACTACTTGTACCTATTGAGTCTGAACTAGAAGCTTTAGAACTTGCCAAGCGCCACTTAAAGCAGTATAGTTATCGTGCAGTAGCCCACTGGCTAAGCAGAGAAACTGGTCGTAGTATAGGCCATACAGGCTTAAAGAGGCGAATTGAAGTTGAGCAAAGACGTAAAAAAACAATTGCAATTAAACGCAAGCTTGCCAAGTGGCTCAAAGAAACCCTTGAGGAAATCGAAAAACTTGAAGCCAAAGGGGTCGGGGCATACGCAGAAATTGACAGAGACAGTTGAAGTAGTCGCCACCCCCAAGGTAGAGACTGTTCCTGCGCAAGTCAAAGCCCCTGAGTATGATGTAGATGCGGCTATGGATGTTGTGTTCAAGCCAAACCCCGGCCCCCAAACAAGCTTCCTTAGTGCCTCAGAGCGTGAAGTACTTTATGGTGGTGCCGCTGGTGGGGGTAAGTCATACGCTATGTTAGCTGATCCACTACACGGTTTGAATGATCCTAACTTCTCTGGGCTACTTGTACGTCACACTACAGAAGAACTAAGAGAACTAATACAGAAGTCACAGGAGTTGTACCCACGTGCAGTACCGGGAATCAAATGGTCGGAGCGTAAGTCGCAATGGATATCTCCTAGAGGTGGTCGCCTCTGGATGTCGTACTTGGATAAAGACACAGATGTTACCCGTTACCAAGGGCAGGCTTTTAATTGGATTGGTTTTGACGAACTTACACAATGGACTAGCCCTTACGCTTGGGGTTATATGAGATCACGCTTGAGGTCTGCACATGCGTCAGAGCTTGGGCTTTACATGAGAGCCACAACAAACCCCGGAGGAGCAGGACATGCTTGGGTTAAGAAAATGTTTATTGACCCTGAAAGAGCAGGCAAAGCTTTTTGGGCAACAGATATCGACTCAGGTGAAACAATCACCTTCCCTAAAGGTCACAGTAAAGAGGGTGAGCCTCTATTTAAAAGACGCTTTATTCCAGCCTCTCTATTCGACAATCCGTACTTATCTGACTCTGGAGACTATGAAGCAATGCTTCTCTCTCTGCCGGAGCATCAGCGTAAGCAGCTACTTGAAGGTAACTGGGATATTAATGAGGGTGCCGCTTTTCCAGAGTTTGACAGAAAAGTACATGTCGTGGACGCATTCGAGATCCCTGACTCTTGGGCAAAGTTTAGGGCTTGTGATTACGGGTATGGTAGTTACACTGGCGTTCTGTGGTTTGCTGTAGCTCCTGACGAACAAGTAATTGTATACCGTGAGATGTATGTCTCTAAAGTTACAGCTTCTGACTTAGCAGATTTAATCTTGGAAGCAGAATCAAAAGATGGTACAATGAGATACGGGGTGCTAGATAGTTCTTTATGGCACAACCGTGGCGACACTGGGCCTAGCTTGGCAGAGCAGATGAATCAAAAGGGATGCCGCTGGCGTCCGTCTGACAGGTCAAGAGGCTCACGTGTCGCAGGTAAGAACGAGATACATAGGCGATTGAAGGTGGATGAGTTCACTGAGAAGCCACAACTTGTGTTTATGGACAACTGCACTAACACTATTGCACAGATTCCTAGTATTCCTCTGGATAAGAAAAACCCAGAAGATGTTGATACTCACGCAGAGGATCACCTTTATGACGCTCTAAGATATGGTATAATGACACGTCCACGTAGCAGCATATGGGATTACAACCCAGCAAAACAACGCACTGGTTTTCAAGCTAGTGATCCATCATTCGGGTATTGATAATGGCAGAACAAGAAGAAATGTTTGAAACAGATGAAGTCGTAGCTGCAGAAGATAGCGAAGACAAAATCTTTGAGACTAAATCCAGTGTAGTGTCTTTTGTAGCAGAACGCTATAAACGTGCAGAAGACTCTCGCTATGCAGACGAAGAGCGGTGGCTTAAAGCTTACCGTAACTATCGTGGTTTGTATGGTAAAGATGTACAGTTTACAGATACTGAGAAGTCCCGTGTGTTTGTTAAGGTTACTAAGACCAAGACACTTGCTGCATACGGTCAGATCGTAGATGTACTGTTTGGTAATAACAAGTTTCCTCTCTCCGTAAATCCTTCTGTATTACCTGACGGTGTGTCTGAGTCTGTACACATCAACCTAGACCCTAATGCTAAAGCAGCAGGTTCGGCTCTAAGTGATGTAATGCAAACTAAAACTGCACAACCTTACTTGATAGATGGTGAAACACAGTTAAAACCGGGTGAAACTCTTACTGACTTAGCTAAGCGTTTAGGCCCATTAACTACTAAGCTTGAAGCGGTATCTGATAAGATCGTTGAGGGTGATGGTACTACACCTACTACTGTAACATTCCATCCAGCTATGATTGCTGCTAAGAAGATGGAAAAGAAGATCCACGATCAACTTCAAGAGTCAGGTGCTTCTGTACACCTACGCTCTATGGCATTTGAGATGGCTTTGCTTGGTACAGGTGTTATGAAAGGCCCGTTTGCTGTAGATAAGGAATACCCTAATTGGGATGACCAAGGTGAGTATGACCCTCTAGTAAAGACTGTTCCTGAGTGTAGCCACGTTTCTGTATGGGACTTTTACCCTGACCCAGAAGCTAAGTCTATGGATGATGCAGAATACGTAGTTCAGCGCCATAAGATGTCACGTACACAATTACGTGCGCTTAAAGGGCGTCCTTACTTCATGTCTGACTCTATTGGTTTGGCTATTGATAAAGGGCCAGACTACATCCAGAAGTACTGGGAAATGACTATGGAGGATGACGATACACAGCCAAACTCTGAACGCTGGGAAGTGTTGGAGTTCTGGGGCTTTGTAGACGTAGACGTACTTGAAGAGCACGGTGTAGATATTCCTAAGTCATTGAAAGACTTGGATGAAGTTAACTGCAACGTATGGGTATGTAATGGTGAGGTACTACGGTTTGTACTTAACCCATTCAAACCAACACGTATTCCTTACTATGCTGTTCCCTATGAGCATAACCCCTACAGCTTCTTTGGCGTAGGTATTGCTGAGAACATGGATGACACACAGACTCTGATGAATGGCTTTATGCGTATGGCTATTGACAACGCTGCACTGTCTGGTAACCTTATCATTGAAGTAGATGAGACTAACATGGTTCCCGGTCAAGACTTATCTGTGTACCCCGGTAAGGTCTTCCGCCGCCAAGGTGGTGCTCCAGGTCAAGGCATCTTTGGTACTAAGTTCCCGAATGTTGCACAGGAGAACATGCAACTGTTTGATAAGGCACGAGTATTAGCAGATGAGAGTACTGGATTCCCTAGCTTCGCTCACGGACAAACCGGAGTATCTGGCGTTGGGCGTACAGCTTCTGGTATTTCTATGCTTATGTCTGCTGCTAACGGTTCTATTCGGACGGTAGTTAAGAACGTTGATGATTATCTTATCCGCCCCTTAGGTAAAGCTTTCTTCTCATTCAACATGCAGTTTGACTTTGATAGTCAGATTCGTGGTGACTTAGAGGTACATGCTTCTGGTACAGAGAGCTTAATGGCTAACGAAGTACGGTCACAGCGCTTGATGCAGTTCTTGCAGGTTGCACAGAATCCAGTATTAGCTCCCTTCGCTAAGATGGACTATATCATTCGTGAGATTGCTAAGTCTATGGATCTTGATCCTGACAAGGTTACTAACTCTATGCAGGATGCTGCTATCCAAGCTGAGATCCTCAAAGGGTTCCAGCAGCCACCAGCGGCTCCTACAGGGCCAGATGGCGTAAATATGCCTCAGGGTAGCCCAGCACCAGAAGGACAGGCTCCACAGGGCGTACAGGACACCTCAGGTGGTGGTGGCTCTCAGATAGGTATTGGTACTGCGCCTACACCGGGTGAGCAAGGGTTCACTGGTAATGTCGCTTAAAAAGCTAGTTAACGATAAACAGATCTGGGATGCGTTTCTTGTTGAGCTTGAGGAGCGCATCTCCACACAACACCGTAGCATGGAGAGTGTTACAGACACGTCTGAGTTATATAGGCATCAAGGTGCTATACGTACTCTACGGCAACTACAGTACTTGAGGGATAAAGTGAATGGCTGATTATCGTAAACGCCTCGTTGATATGACGGATGAAGAACGTGCAGAGGTAGCACCCGGCGCTCCGCAGTTTAGTGAAGACTACGAGAACGTAGATGATCCGTTAAGTGTTCAGATGCTGGAAGCTGGGTTAGACTTTACACCTGTAGGTACTGTCAAAGGTATTTCAGATATCAAAGATGAATTGAGTAGTGATGATCCTGACTACTTAAAAGCTATTGGTATGGGTGCTGTTGAAGCTGCTAGTATTATACCCGGTGCAGCACCTGTTGTTAAAGGTATGATAAAAGGGCCATTAAAAAGTTCGTCAAAGATAGTTACCAGTAAAAAGGATCTAGGCTTCGATATGGGTGAGCCTTATGATTATGACTTTACTGTTAAAGTGGAAGACATTATTGATGAGTGGGCAAGTGGAGATATTAGCAATGCTAAACTTCGTAAAAAGTTAGGTGATCTTGATATAAAGTTAGGTGATCGTATTAACCCTAGTGCAGACCCTTCTACGCTTACTATACAGATGCCTGACGGTAGAGTGTTTTACGGTACTGGAGATATTCCTTCTACTCCTCGTCCTATGTCTATGGATTTACCCCCCGCAGAAAATGCTGCTCGTACACAGATTGCTGGTACACTCCCTACTTATAAGAAAGCAGATAACCTCTTAACAGAATTGTCTGGGGAGGGTAAGACTTTAGATTTTGGTGCAGGTTTAGGTCTTTCTAAAAAGGAACTCAACTTCGATACTTATGAGCCTTTTCCTAAAGAAGGTTTTAAACCAGACTATAACAATCTAGTGAAATACCCTCGAACTCCTACAAAAAGATAACTAACCTTAATGTTCTTAATGTAGTACCTAAAGACGTAAGAGATACCATAGTAAAAGACATAGGACGTATCTTAGAACCTAATGGTAGGGCTGTTATTACCACTAGAGGCAGAGATGTTATGGCTGCAAAAGGTAAACCTGGGCCAGAAGATATGTCTATCATTACAACAAAAGACACTTACCAAAAGGGTTTTACACAAGCAGAGCTAAAAACTTACATACAAGAAACGCTAGGTGAAAGTTTTGATGTAGTGAATAACAAGTTAGGTGCAGCAGGGGTTACTGTACACAAATTGCCTACCAAAGGCTATGCAGAGGGCGGAGCAGTAATGGATGAACAAATGGAAATGGCCTTCGGTGATGAAGGTCAACGTGTAGACCCTGTGTCAGGCAACGAAGTACCTATCGGCTCTATGCCAGAAGAAGTACGTGATGACATCCCTGCTCAACTGAGTGAAGGTGAGTATGTTGTACCTGCTGACGTTGTACGCTTCTTTGGTGTCAAGTTCTTTGAGGACATTCGTGCGGAAGCTAAGCGTGGCTTTGCTAGTATGGAAGCTAATGGTCGTATCGGTGGTGAGCCTATCCCTGCTGTGGGTATGGCTATCATAGAGCCTCAAGACGATCTAGATATTATGTTTGAAGATAGTGACTTTGAGGTAGTTGATGGTTATGCAGAAGGTGGTGTCGTAGGTTCAGCCTCTGATATCCTTTCTAATCAAGCTGGTGGTCTTATGGAGTATCGTCAGTATAGAAATCCTGCAGGGGAAGAGATCACTATCATGTTCTTTAATGGTATGCCTATGTCTATCATACCAGAGGGTTATGTACCTGTTGTTACAGACACAGACATTGCTGCTGCTACGAATGCAGAACAAGGTAACGTTGCAGCGTCTAGTGTTGCACAACAGCAACCTATCTATACAGGCGAAGCTAAACCTATGGGTGGAGACAGCGATGATATAACTGTCGCTGACATGCCAAAAACAGAAGCTATTAACTACAAAGAGTTGACACCTGATGAGTTAAGAGATATGGTTAAGCAAGGCCAAGAACTAGCGCCTCGTACAATGCCTCTTATAGCAGGTTTGTTGAACCCTTTTGCGGGTCTAGCAGTTAAAGCAGCTATGTGGCATCAAGCAACTCAGGTTGAGAATGAATTAGCTCGTAGGCTTAAAGAAGAGGATTTATCTGAATATGATAAGACTTTCTATGAAGACCTCCTAGAAATACAGAGAGCAGACAAACCAAGCTTAGCCGATAAGCTATTTAAAGATCAGAGTGAAGCAGAGGAAGTTCTAGGTAGGGATTACCTCTCACCTGCCCAACAAGCCGCTCAAGCCGTTGATGCACAGGTAGATGCTGAAGCTATTGATGCTAGTGTAAGAGCAGCGTTTGCAGGAGAAATGCCTACGGGTATGGCACCTATCTCTGACCCTGAACCTATTGAGCTTACCTCTTTAAATGATGAACCTGGTGCTAGAGACTACAAAGGCCCATTAGCAGGTCTTTCTCCTATGTTAGATACTAAAGGTGGGACACCTGAGCCATATGTATATCAGCCAGAAGCACCTACAGTTACAACACCAGAAACAGATAACGCGAGTGCTTTCTTGGCTTCTGAAGATAAGGTAATTGCAGATCAACGCAGAGATACTATTAATAAACTTATGGCTGAAAAGAAAGCAGAACGTGAGGCTAAAATAGCAGAGATTGATGCACAAATAGCAGCACAAGAAAGAGCTATAGCAGCAGCACAAGCACAAGTAAGCGCTCAGGCATCCTTGGCTGCAGCCGCATCCTCCGCCAATAATGACAACGATACTAGTACATACGAAACAGCTATGGCTAATGCTAGGGCTGCTGCAGCTACTAGAGAAAGAAACATATCTGCAGGCTTAGGCGCACAAACCAAGAAGGGCAGCCTTGCAGGTTCTAAATCAGGGTACTTTGACTAATACCTACTAAGACTACCATATAATAATAAGGCTACCCAGCAATAACGCTGGCCCCAACATAAGGAGAATAAAATGTCGGAAGCCATTCAAACGGACTCAATGTCACACAAACGCAACCTGTCTCGTGTACAGCGGGATGAGGAGGAGCTACGGGAACTGCTTAAACAAGCAGGAGCAACACAAGATGAAACAGAAGAAGAAGCTGTTGAAGCGGAACCCGATAGCTCAGAGTCTAGCGAACCCTCAGTTCAGGCAGAGAGTGTTACCAAACAAAAAGAAGAACCAAAAGCTGAAGCACAAGAAGAAGATCTAAGTGCTGAAGAGAAGAACTTCAAGAAACGTTATGGTGATCTACGCCGACACACTCAAGAGAAAGAGAAAGAGTTTCAGGCACAGCTTGATAAACTACAGTCTCAGCTTGAGGCAGCTACTAAGAATGAGCTTGTACTACCTAAGTCAGAAGATGAAGTAGATGCATGGGCTAAGAAATACCCAGACATTGCAGGCATTGTAGAAGCTATTGCTGATAAAAAAGCTAATGAGCGTTCCTCAGAACTAGATGGGCGTTTAAAGGAGATTGAATCCCTACGAGCTACAGCTAAGCGTGAGAAGGCAGAAGCAGAGTTAGTCTCACTTCACCCCGACTTTCACGACATTCGTGCAGACGATGCATTCCACACTTGGGCAGAGAAACAGCCTAAAGTTGTACAGGATGCTCTCTATGAAAACAGTGAAGATGCTAAGTCTGTTGCACGTGTTATTGATCTTTATAAAGCAGATCAAGGTATTAAGACTAAGAAGGTGTCTAGCTCTGATAAAGCAGCAGCATCCTCTGTTAAAGCTAAAGGACGTTCTACCCCTGACACAGATGACTCAGCTAAGTATATTAGGGAGTCACAGGTAGCTAAGATGTCCATGAAGGAATACGAGCAGCGCATGGATGAGATCTTTGATGCTCAGCGCTCTGGTAAATTTATTTACGATGTATCAAAGAAATAAGTTGACAATACTTGTATCGTAGATAAAACTATAGGCATGTACAGTGTCAGGGATTAACTGCCTGTACATGCTTTTCAATAAGCACTAGCCACACGAAGAACTACCTCTGAGTATAGGCCCAGCGCAGATAGGACGGCCATCCTTGAAGCAAAGCTGACTACCCTAAAACAAAGAGCCTCTTTTATTGTGGATATGTAGTGTCTAAATCTCACGCCATATCTATAAAGGAGAATTATTATGGCTATTGGAACCGCTGGTGGTGGATTTGACGGGAACTTCTCCCCGATTATTTACTCCAAACAAGCACAGATCGCATTGCGCCGCTCTGCTGTAACTAACGCAATCACTAACAATTCATATTTTGGTGAAATTGCAAACCAAGGCGATACTGTTCGCATTCAAAAAGAGCCAGACGTAACCGTCAACGCTCTGCAGCGTCACACAGGTATCTCCGTAGAGAAGCTTGATGACTCTGACTTCTCGCTCACCATTGACCAAGCAAACTACTTTGCTTTCAAAATGGATGACATTGAAGAGCAGTTTGCAAACGTAGACTTCACATCTTTGGCCGCTGATCGTGCTGCATATAAAATGGCAGACGCAATGGACACAGACGTATTGTCTTACCTCTCAGGTCACACTTCTGCAGGTGCTTTCATCACTACTTCTGCTGGCGACAAGCAAACTGCTTTGACAGCTACTGGTGAATACATCACTGCAAACCACTTGGACGCAACTGACTTCGGTAACTTGACCATCTCTGGTACAGCTACTGCAGGCGATTCCGTTCCATTGGCTCCACGCTTGCCAGGTGCAACTGCCCTGTCAGCTACAACTGTTTCCCCATTGACTGTACTTGCACGTATGGCTCGTAAAATGGATCAAGCAAATGTAGAATCACGTGGACGTTGGGTTGTTCTTGATCCAGTATTTATTGAGATGCTGAAAGATGAAGACTCACGTATGCTGAACGGTGACTTCGGTGGTTCTGGCCTGCAAAACGGTCTGGTGTTGAACAACATTCACGGCTTCCGTGTTTATCAGTCCAATGCTCTTCCTGCTAAAGGTACAGGTGCTGGTACTTCTGGTACAACTGCACAAGACGCTAACTACGGTGTTATCGTAGCTGGTCAGGACGATGCTGTTGCTTCTGCTGAGCAGATCAACAAAGTTGAGAACTACCGTGACCCAGACAGTTTTGCTGACATCGTGCGTGGTATGCACCTCTATGGTCGCAAGATTCTGCGTCCAGAGGCACTCCTCACAGTACGTTACAACGCTGCTTAAACTACCTAGAGTTGGGGCTGGCTACACGCTGGCCCCTTCCCTCTTATTACAGGGCATATGAAATGGCAACTTACATTACACTGGTAAACGATTTACTTCGTAGGCTTAATGAAGTCACTATTAACGTGTCCGACTTTGACGGTGTTAGAAACGTACAAGCTATCGCTAAAGATGCTGTTAACTCATCTGTACGTGAGATATTGCAAGAGGCACAAGAGTGGCCTTTTACATTAGTTACGTATACACAGACCCTAGCTGCAGGTACTAACACTTACGACTTCCCCGCTGACTTCTCTAAAGCAGACTGGGAAACATTCTATCTTAAAGCTGTTGAGGGCGCTGCCCCTAGTACTCTTCCTGCACTCACCTATGAGATGTACACACGCATGTACCGTGCTGCAGAGGACAGCAGTGGTTCAGATGGACGTGGTGTACCCACTAGGGTATACAAGACTATGGAAGATAAGTTTGGCGTGACTCCTGTGCCTGATAAGGCTTACGAAGTAGAGTATCGCTATTGGAAGTACCCTACAGATCTAACCTTGGCAGAGGATGTGTGTATTATACCTGATCGTTTTAAGCACATCATTACGGATGGCGCTATGATGTACATGATGCGTTTCCGCTCTAATGAGCAATCTGCAAATGTACATCAAGATAAATTCCTTAAAGGTATTAAGACTATGCGTAGGCTTATCGTAGATAGCCCTACTGAACTATACTCTACAGTACGCAATAACACTGTAACAAAAAGTACATTCTAAATGGACAATCTCAGAACGCACCTTACTGTTTGCGCTGGTGGTTTGGTCACTAACGTAGACCCTATCACGCAAGCGTCTGCTCTAAGTGGCAGTGCTATTCGTATGATTAACTATGAACCTGCTCTATCTGGTGGGTATCGCCGTATTAGTGGCTTTCAGAATGACTTTGGTACTGTTACAGGCACGGGCCAGGTTCTTGGTGTTAACGTAAATGGTAACATTAATGATGGTATTTTCGCTTGCAGAAAGCCTTCTTCTGGGTATAACTATCTACACAAGTGGAACAACAGCACCTCTAGCTGGGATGCTGTAACTTCTGCTGGTACGCCTGACATGACAAACGTTAGTCGTGTACGGTTTGTTAACTATAACTGGTCTGGCGAAGTTATGCTTCTCACAGACGGGCAGAACCCTGCAGCTACCTATGATGGTACTACTTACACGCAGATCACTCATGCTAATGCACCTAACAGTCCTAAGTTTTCAGAAGAGTTTTCTTCTCACATATTCCTAGCTGGTGATACTACTGATCCATATAATTTGTACTTTAGCGCTCCTCTTAATGCTACAGACTATAGCCCCGCTAACGGTTCGGGTGTCATTAATGTAGGCTATACTATTACAGCCATTAAGAAGTTCCGTAATGAATTGTTTATCTTTGGCGCAAACAATATTAAGAAGCTTGTAGGTACTAACTTATCTGACTTTCAATTGCAAAGCGTTACATCTAACTTGGGTTGCGTAGCACCTGACACAGTAGTGGAATTTGGTGGTGACTTGCTCTTCTTAGGGCCAGACGGTATACGCCCTATTTCTGGTACTGACCGTATTGGTGATGTTGAACTTGCTCCTATATCTAAAGAAATACAAGACATCTTTGATAATTATTACTTGTCAGAAGATATTGTAGATGTTAGTATTGCTGTAATACAACGTAAGTCTCAGTTTAGGTTCTTCTTTAAGAATGATGCTTCTTTGTCTTTGATTGGATCTATACGTAAGAGCCAGAACAAACAGAGTATCTTTGAGTATAGTCAGCTTATTGGTATTGAGGCTAACTGCGTTGCCAGTGGTTTCATTGGCCAGTACGAATATGTCATACACGGTGATGCAGCAGGTAAAGTACATAGGCAGGAGCGTGGCACATCTTTTAATGGCCAAGACGTATTTAGTCTGTATCAAACACCTTACTACTACATGGAAGACCCAGAGATACGTAAGAATATCTATAACATCCACACGTACCTACGATCAGAAGGTACTACAGAAGTCTTTGTAGGTGTTTCATATGACTATGATGACGTAAACACTAACAACCCAACTACATACGACTTTTCTACAGAAGGTGCGGCAGCACTATACGGTACAGCCATTTATGACTCTGGTGACATCTTCGATGGTAACCCTTCACCTAAAAAACTAACCAATGTATCTGGCTCAGGTAACTCTGTTTCTATTAGTTACGTAACCAATAATCAAAGTGCAAGTCATACTATTCAAGCTATTACGCTTACGTATGGCACAGCAGACAGGAGATAAACCGTGGCAGGTTATACAAGACAATCTACAGCAGACATCATCCCTACAGCAACGGTACGTGCTGCACCAATTAACGCTGAGTACAACGCTCTGCGTGATGCCTTTGCTGCGACAGGTGGTCACAAGCATGACGGTACAACAGGTGAAGGTGAATATGTACCTCTGATCGCTGACCTAGATGCTAAGAATAAAGTACAGGTAAACACTGGTGCAAACACTGTAGACTTCTACGTTGAAGTATCTGGTGTACCTGTAGAACAGATCAGTGTACGTGATGGTGTTATCCGCCCTATCACAGACAACGACATTGACCTTGGTGCTACAGGTGCTGAGTTTAAAGACTTGTACATTGACGGTGTAGGTTATATTGACACATTAGCTGTACATGAAAATGCTACAGTAGCTGGTACACTTAACGTAACTGGTGTTATTACTGCCCCTGCTGGTGTCGTAGCTAATATTACAGGTAACTTGACAGGTAACGTAACGGGTAATGTTACAGGTAACTTGACTGGTGATGTTACATCAACTGGTACTTCTACCTTCTCTGATCTTGATGCAGTTGACCTTTCTGCCACAGGTACAACAGTTATTACATCTGGTGACATTAACTCTGGTACTATTGATAACTCAGTCATTGGTTCAGCTACACCTGTTGCTGGTACATTCACCACTCTTAATGCTAACACAAGCCTGACTGCAACTACTGCAGACATTAACGGTGGTACTATTGATGGTACTACTATTGGTGCTACTAGCCACACTACTGGTAAGTTCACGACACTGCAGTCCACAGGCCAAGCTACACTTAATACTGTAGACATCAACGGTGGTAACATTGACGGTACTGTAATCGGCGCTGTAGGTACTGCCGCTGGTAGCTTCACTACACTGTCTACCTCTGGTCAAGCTACACTAGCTACAGCGGATATTAATGGCGGTACTATTGACGGAACCACTATCGGTGCAAGCTCTGCAACTACTGGTGCCTTTACTACAGTAACTGCCTCTGGTGGTGTTACAGCTAACCTGACAGGTAACGTAACAGGTAATGTCACAGGGAACGTGACAGGTGCAGTAACAGGCAATGTCACTGGTGATCTCACAGGTAATGTAACTTCTGCTGGTACATCCACATTCAACAACGTGACCATTGATGGTACACTGAACATGAATGCTGGCACAACTGCTACCATCACCAACCTTACCTCACCTACCAATACAAATGATGCAGCTACTAAGGGCTATGTAGACACACAGGTATCTAACCTTGTAGACTCAGCACCGGGTACACTTGATACTCTTAACGAACTTGCTGCAGCTTTGGGTGATGACCCTGACTTTGCTACTACAGTAACTAACAGCATTGCCACTAAGCTACCTCTTGCTGGTGGTACAATGACTGGTGCTATTGCCATGTCCACTAATAAGATCACTGGTGCAGGTGATCCTACAGCGGCACAAGACGTAGCAACTAAAGCTTACACAGATACTCAGCGTGATACTCGTGTAGCCAAATCTGGTGATACTATGTCCGGTAACCTTGCAATGGGTTCCAACAAAGTAACTGGCTTAGCTGCTCCTACTGATGCTAACGATGCCGTTACTAAAACGTATGTAGATACAATTACAGGTAGCAGTACATCTGCCGCTGCCAGTGCCGCAGCCGCTGCTACATCTGCATCTAACGCAGCTACCAGCGAGACTAACGCAGGTAACTCTGCTACAGCCGCCGCATCAAGTGCCAGCAGTGCTGCAGCATCATATGATGACTTTGATGACCGCTACCTTGGTGCTAAGAGTTCTGCACCTACAGTAGATAATGATGGTGACGCACTTGTTATTGGTGCTTTGTACTTCAATAGTACAACTAACATTATGAACGTATATGGTTCTAGTGGGTGGCAGTCTGCTGGTTCTGCTGTCAATGGTACATCTGATCGTAGTACTTACACTGCCACTGCAGGTCAGACAGTCTTTGCTGCTACCTATGATACAGGCTATGTAGACGTATACCTCAATGGTGTTAAACTTATCTCTGGTACAGACTTTACTGCTACCAATGGTACAAGCATTACGCTTACCACAGGGGCTGCAGTCAGTGACGTAGTAGACATTGTAGCTTATGGTACATTTGTAGTCTCAGATCACTATACTAAACTGCAGTCAGATGCTCGTTACGTTGAAGTAGCTGGCGACAGCATGACGGGTGATCTGTCCTTTGGCGACAACGACAAAGCCATTTTTGGTGCTGGGTCTGACCTAGCTATATTTAGCAATGGCACGGATAGTTTTATACAAGAGTACACAACTGGTGGTCATCTTTATATTGACGGAACAAATCTTCGTATCCGTAATAGAAACGACAATACGCTACGGTTGCAAACTTCTGATAGTGGCGCAGTTGACCTATATTACGCAGGTTCTGCCAAACTCGCCACCAGCAGCACAGGTGTAGACATCACTGGGACTTTGACCAGCGATGGGTTGACTGTGGATTTACCGAATACTACAGATGTAAATATTGATGGAACTGATGGCGGTGGTATACAGTTTAAAAATAGCGGGGCAGAGCAATTTAGGCTAGATAGCGCATCTAACGATGGGGCTTTATATCACACACCAAGCGGTAAAAACCATACATTTAAAACGGATGGGGCAAGTCGCTTGAAGATTGCTACTGGCGGCGATATCAGCTTTTTTGAGGACACAGGCACCACGCCAAAGTTTTTCTGGGACAGTAGTGCGGAGCGGTTGGATTTAGACGGTGCTAATGTAGGCGGCGGTTTAAGGCTGCGTAACTCTGCAAGTGAAGCAATGGAGTTTTACTTCAACGGCACTGCGGTAAACTCAGATTTTCATATAAACTATAGCGGATCAGGTGCTGCTGACATCGGAGTGAAGCACGATGGTACAGTTTATATGAACGGTAACGTAGGAATTGGCACAAGTTTGCCAGCTTATGACCTACACATCCACCAAAACGACAGCACAAACGCACTAATTCACTTCACTAATTCAGCAACAGGTTCAACAGGAACCGATGGCTTCACGATGGGTTTAGACGCAGCAGAACAAGCGTTCATAAATATGCGTGAAAACAAACCTATGTTGTTTTATACCAATGCCGCAGAACGCATGCGCATCGACAGCAGCGGTAACTTACTGGTGGGTAAGACGAGTACATCTTCAACCACGGCTGGTGGCAATATTTTTGGTGGGCTAGGTAGTTTTGTTCGTGATGGCAATACTCCTCTTTCTCTAAATCGCAGAACAAATAACGGAGAAATAGTTTCGTTTGCAGCGCAAGATAATGTTGTGGGAAGTATTGGGTCTGCTGGTGGATCAAGTAACGAACTTTATATTTATGCTCAAGCAGGAAAGGGTATCTTATTAAATAATAATGGTTTACTTGCAGGTACTTCTTCTGGTGGAGGGTCAGATAATACAACTGATTTAGGTCAGCCTGATGTGCGCTTCAAAGACGCTTACTTGAGCGGCACAGTAAACGCAGCCAACTTCAACACCACATCAGACGCCACACTCAAGACCAACGTAGAGACACTCAGCGGCTCTCTGGACGCCGTTACGTCCCTGCGTGGTGTCTCATTCGATTGGCTAGAGAATGGTGGCTCAGAGATAGGTGTCATTGCTCAGGAGGTAGAAGCTGTACTGCCAGATGTAGTCAGCACAAATGACGAAGGCATCAAGTCGGTTAAGTATGGCAACATGGTCGCTGTGCTTATCGAAGCAATCAAAGAACAACAGGCTCAGATTGACGAGCTTAAAGCACAACTTAACAGCTAATAGTGGAAGGACACGAAGATGGCGATTAAGGTAAACGGCACGACTGTTATTAATGACAGCAGGGCTTTGCAGAATGTTGCGTCTGTTGATGCGACTACAGTGGCGGCTATGGGTGCTGCTGGTGTAGGCGGTGAAACAACACTACTAGTTGACAATGCAAGTGTAGGAACGGGAAGTCAGTTTGAAGTTTCTTTCACTACTGGGCATAAATATTATGTCGTCACAGGTAGTAAGATAAAACAAAATAGAACAAGCAATTTCCTTCGAGGTAGATACAAAGACTCTAGTGGCAATGCCATTACTTCTACTAGCAACATCAGAAACTTTTTTGTAGGTAGAAGCAATGGTGGCAGTAGTTATACCTACGAAGATGAAGTTAGATTTTTCACTGGCGACCCTATGAATGCAAATACAAACGAACTTGACTTTATAGTTAAGTTTTACAACCCCTACAGCACTACTGAAAGAAGCTGGGGTGAACACTCTATTGTTATTGACCAACCAACGTCAAACTATCCAAGAGAAATAAACTCAGGTATTCACAGTCTAGGAATGAATTATAATTCTGGAAATATCGTAAGAACAAATGCCTTTTTCTTTTATTGGAGTGCTGGGTTTAATTTTACAGGCGGAACATACTCAGTATGGGGGATTAGCTAATGCCAACTATTTCAAAAGATGGAGTTCTTGTTGAGGTAACGCAAGAGTATTTAAATGCTTGCCAAGTAGCGTCACCAATAAAGCCAGAACACATTAGGGTTGAACGTGACAACCTAATCGCAGCCACAGACTGGTGGGCTACATCTGACCGCACGATGACCGCAGAGCAGACAGCATACCGCCAAGCACTGCGTGACATCACAGATCAGTCTGGCTTTCCAACCAATATTACTTGGCCCACTAAACCAGAATGAAAAACATACCTATAGATAAGCAAGCACACTTCTTAGCAGGTGCAGCCATAGCTTCCACAGTGACGCTGTACAGCACTCCTCTGCTTGGCTTGTTGTTATGCTGTGTAGCTGCTGTAGGGAAAGAACTATATGACGCCACAGGGCGAGGTACACCAGATGTATGGGATGCCGTTGTAACAATCTTAGGTGGTGCAGTTGTACTACCATACATCTTACTAAGTTAGAGGAACGCATAAATGACACGAGCAAGAGACTTAGCTGATAGTGCTGATAAGGACATTGTTGGCACACTTACATTAGACGGGCTAGATGTTGCTGGCAACGTGTCAGTCGATGGCGGCACAATCAAGCTGGACGGGAATTATCCTGTTGCTACAGGCAACGTAGCGTTGGGTGATACATCCTTAGACAGCTTAAATGCAGGAAACTACAATACTGCGGTTGGGCATCAAGCGTTGACCGCAAATACGGATGGTTCAAATACAGCATTTGGGGCTTTTGCTCTTAAAACAGTAACAACTGGCGGCAACAACGTAGCCTTTGGTCGTGAGGCATTGGAATCCAATACGGGCGACAACAACACTGCCGTTGGGTATCAGGCGGGGCATAGTAATAATACTGGAGCTAACAGCACATACCTTGGTTTTCAAACCGCATACAATAACACTACTGGCTCAAACAATACGGGGTTGGGGCTTCAAGCCTTATACAGTAATACTACTGGCGCAAGCATCACAGCCGTTGGTGGTAATGCTTTAGAGAACAACACCACGGGTAACTATAATGTTGCAGTAGGTAGGCAAGCACTCAAAACCAACACCACCGCCAGCAGCAACACCGCAGTTGGCTTTCAGGCGATGTACGACAATACCACAGGTGCAGAAAATGTAGCCATTGGTAGACTAGCCCTTCAAAATAATACCTCAGGAAGTTATAATGTTTCTTTGGGTATGAATAGTTTATCCTCCAACACCACCGCTAGCTACAACACAGCAGTTGGGTATCAAGCTGGATATAGTAATATTTCGGGTGAAAGAAATACATCTCTTGGTAATACTGCCTTACGTTCAAATGGTGGCGGACAGTATAATGTGGCTCTTGGTGATAGGGCGGCATATTCTAATACATCGGCTTCAAATAATATAGCGATAGGTAGTGCTGCATTGTACTCAAACACTACTGGTGGAAATAACGTAGCTATTGGTCGATCTGCTTTAGAAACCAACACTACCGCATCCAACAACACAGCAGTTGGGTATCAGGCGGGGTATAGTAATACTACTGGTCAATATAATCACTACCAAGGTTATCAAACAGGCTACACAAATACCACTGGTACAAACAATGTTGCTATGGGACATGTAGCTCTTTATTACAATACTGGAAGTAACAATACAGCGATAGGACATGGGGTATTAGCCTCCAACACCACCGCCAGCAACAACACGGCAGTTGGGTATCAGGCTGGGTATAGTAATACTACAGGTCATGTAACCGCATTTGGCATGAATGCAATGCAATATAACACCACAGGTAATTACAATACCGCACTTGGATATATTGCCCTTAGAGACAACACGACAGGCTCGTACAATACGTCTGTTGGCTATGGTACATTGGCTAATAACGAAACAGCAACAAGCAACGTGGCTGTTGGTTATTACTCAATGGTAAACAGCACCACAGGAGGCTCAAATGTTTCGATTGGGACAGAGGCTCTGCGTGAAAACACCACGGGTACAAACAACGCTGCTTTAGGGCATCAGGCACTCTATAACAACACCACCGCAAGCAACAACACTGCTGTTGGCTATCAGGCGGGGTATAATATTACTACCTCTGACTTAGGTGTTTACGTTGGCGCATATGCAGGTTTGGCTGTTACTACTGGCGCAAGAAATACAATGGTAGGCGTTAATGCAGGTGCAAGCACTACTACTGGAACAGGAAACACATTTATCGGTGGAGCGTCAACTGGTGCAGGTAATGGTGCAGGGAAAGCTATTACAACAGGTTCTAAGAATACTATTCTAGGCACATATGACGGCAACCAAGATGGCTTGGACATCCGCACCTCAAGCAACAACATCGTGTTGTCGGATGGGGATGGTAACGTAAGGGCGCACTGTGACTCAAATGGTGATTGGACAGGCATTGGTGGTGGTGGGACTACCCTGATTAGCACAACAACTGTTACCTCTAACGTAGGGTCTGTGGCTATTGCTTTGCCCACAGGGTACGGTGCGTTCGAGCTTTTCTTAGATGGAGTGGCACCGAGTTCAACTGGTGTAAGCTCAACATTAAGTGTTAGATTTAGCTCAAATAACGGCTCCAGTTATTATCAGTCTAGCGGAAGTTACAATGTAGATGGCACTAATGATGCACAGATTCGCATCACATCAAACAATGATTTTAATAATGAGGCTTACATAGCTTTAACTATACAGGGTGCCAAAGACTCTGGCGTTAGAACTACAGTTTTTTCAGAGCAAGTATTAATGACAACTACTGGTGAGTTCCGTTCCGCAAGAGTTGATGGTGGAGGTTACAATGGTGACACCGTTATGACAAACATTCTAATCTTCCCCCACGGTGGAAGTTTAGACATATCGGGTGGAACATTTAGATTATATGGAAGGGCTGTATGATGAGTAAGAAATATGTAGACGGTGTTCTCACCGATATGACAGAGGAAGACATTGCTCAACGTGATGCTGATAACGCAGCATACGCCGCAGACCTTGCCGCTAATGGATACAAATCTGATCGTGCCGCAGCTTATCCTAGCATCGAAGACCAGCTTGATGACATCTATCACAACGGCATTGATGCTTGGAAAGCTAACATTTTAGCCGTGAAGCAGGCTCACCCTAAACCGTCATAAGGAGAATAACAAATGACTGATACACCAACTACAGAAGAAATCGCACAGCACTACACAGCAATGGGTCATTCAGTTGATCTGATTAACGCAGGACAACCAGAGGGCATGGAAGATTCCGACTGGACAGACACAGTTGCTCGTAATGTTGAGCATCTGGAACTAATGGTAGCCAAAGACTTCTGGACTACAGAAGACATGACTGCCGCTAATGCTGCAATCGCAGCCAACTCTTAACTCAAACCTAAAGGAGACTGTCATGAGTAAAAATGAAAAGAACCTCATCACCGTCAACGACATCGAATACAACATCGAAGACATGACTGACGCACAGAAAACTATGCTGAACCACATCAATGATTTGGATCGTAAGCTAGGGTCTGCACAGTTTAACTTGGATCAGCTTAACGTGGGCAGAGATGCCTTTGTTAAAATGCTGGCTGAATCATTGGAACAAACGGAAGACTAAAATGAAGCAAGAGAGTTGGCACCTATCTAAGTCAGTACCTATTACATTTATTGTAGGTATTGCTTTACAAACAATGGCATTGGTATGGTATGTGTCAACTCTTGACGCTTCTGTTAAGAATAACGCACGTGATTTGCTACGGCAAGAGACACGTATAAATACACTAGAAAAGACTGTGCAATCACAGGCCGTATCACTTGGTCGTATTGATGAGAATATTAAAGCTATACGTAGTCTTGTAGAACAGATGGCTAAAAGACAAGACTAATTAAAGTGTTGCACAAATGCAACCTATATGGTATAACATAGTACAAAGAATACCTTCGTAAGGAAAACTAATTATGGCTAAGAAGTTTGCAGGATTCAAACAGGAAGCAATGGAGAAGAAGATTCTACCTGCTTTAGGGTACACTGGCCCTATGGATCAAAAGTCTATTAACGCTTTCTTAGCGTCTAATCCTAGCGCTGCTGCTAAGATGGGCAGATACACTCTTGCTGCAAGACAGCGCATTGAGGGTAACCGCATGGGTATGGCAGAAGGGGGTCTCACTTCTTCTGTAGACACAGCACAAGCTGCTGTAACAGAAAAGCGTAATGCCCTATCTGCTGCTCAACTTGCTGCTGCTGCTAACCCAGAAGATACATCCCTTATGTCTGCAGTTAATGCTGCACAAGTAGCCCTGACACAATCAGAGGCTGCTCTTAGTTCTGCTCGTGCTAATCTAACTAGCTCGGTAGATACACCTGAAGTACGTGCTAGGTCTATTGCAGATCCTATGTCTATCACACAGACTGCTGATGTAGTAACAGCAACACCTGCTCAGATTGCAGCGGGTACTATTGATCCTACTACAGGCCAGATGACTGCTCCCCTTGCTACCGCAACCCCTACGGCTGCAACACCTGCTGCACCTGCCTTAGCTGCTGCACCTCAACCTGCTGCTGCAGTGACTGCACAGACTGTAACAGATCCTATTGCAGAGGCAGTAAGCGATTTAACTGCTGCTACAGGTGCTCCTAGTGAAGCTGCTCAAGCACAAGCTGCTACTATGCAGCCTACAGACTTAGCTCAACTGGAAGTAGCACCAGAGACTATTGAACAAGCTCGTACAGTAGAAGCTCCTGCACCTCGTGCTGTACAGGAAGGCGAGATGATTGCTGGCCCTACTGTAGACATGGAGCGTGTACGTACAGAGACTAACTTTGCTGCTGCTACAGGTGCGCCTTCTACAGAGGCTACTGTACAGGGTCAGCTTGCAGGATTGATGGAGCAGTTTGAGGGTAATGAACCTCCTGCATGGGCTGCTGGTGCTATGCGTTCTGCTACAGCTATTATGGCTGCACGTGGTCTAGGTGCTTCATCTATGGCAGGTCAAGCTATTATTCAAGCTGCTATGGAGAGTGCGTTACCTATCGCTGTACAGGATGCACAGACCGCTGCCTCATTTGAGATGCAGAACCTGAGCAACCGCCAACAGGCTGCAGTGTTTGCTGCAGAGAAACGTGCTGAGTTTCTTAACCTAGAGTTTACACAAGACTTCCAGACACGTGTTACTAACGCTGCTAAGATCAGTGATATTGCTAACATGAACTTTAGTGCAGATGTACAGGTTGCACTAGAGAATGCACAGATGGCACAGACTGTAGACCTAGAAAACCTTAGCGCTAAGAATGCTAAGATCATGGCTGATGTTGCAGCTATGTCACAGGTAGATGTAACCAACCTCAACAACCGTCAGCAAGCTCAGGTACAGACAGCTAATGCGTTCCTTAGTATGGACATGCGTAACTTAGACAACGAGCAACAGACATCTATGTTTAAAACACAAGAGATGGTTAACGCTATGCTGAGTGACCAAGCCGCTGAGAACGCTGCTTTACAGTTTAATGCTACCTCTGAGAATCAGACTAACCAGTTCTTTAGCTCTCTTGCTGCACAAGTATCGCAGTTTAACTCAGAGCAAGCTAATGCTTTGGCACGCTTCAATGCAGGTGAAGCTAACAGCTTAGCACAGTTTAACACTACGCAGAGTAATGCACGTGACCAGTTCAATGCACAGAACCATTTAGTTGTAGCACAAGCAAATGCTGAGTGGATAAACAAGTTTACTACTGCTGAGAATGCTGCAGACAACCAAGCAAACCGGGATGCAGTATTGGCTGCAAATAACTTTACAATGACAGGTTATAATAGTATGTTACAGCGAGAACGTGATATACTTAGCTGGGCATGGAGTTCCGGTGAATCCGCTGCAGAGAGGGAATCAAATGTTCTCGTTGCTAAAATTGCTGCTGATGCTAAGGTTGATTCTGCCGAAGATCCTCTTGCCTCTGCAAGCGGAAAGTTACTTACTGCAATGGCAGATAGAGCACTTGAAGAGATATTCGTTTAATAAGGATAATATTATGCCATTTCAAGATTATGGATATAAACCCTCAGGCATTACACGACCTAGAGCGCGACCTACACCTAAGCCAAGTAGCTCATCCTATTACTCTGGCGATGAGTTCGGTTCAGGCAATATCTTTACAGAGACTAGTCCCGGCGCTAGTACTGTAAACTTTGGTAACACGTATAGCAATAACAATGATAATGACAACAACAGCTACCAAGCTCCATCTTTAGTGCAACCACCTGCGCCTGCTGTAACTGCCCCTGCTGCACCTACACCTGCACAGATTGAAGCAGAGAGACAGGATCGTATTGCTAGAGTGTTTGAAGCTGCAGGTGCTACACTACCTCAGGATACAGGTAGAGGCGGTAGAGCAGGTAGAGGTATAGATCTATATAGCCGTGATATATTTAAGGCACCCTATGTAGCTGCTCCAGACAACACACAAGAGATTAAAGACTATCTACAACGCACTGCAGTAGATGATGCACTACGTGATGCTTTAGGTATACCTGATGTGTATCAAGGTATGCAGACACAGGAAGAACCAGAGACTAACATTGATATGTCTGTACTGCAGGCAGCTTTGCAGCCTGAGCCTATCACTGTAGATGAACTACCTGAAGATAAGATGTTTGAAGGCATGGACGGCAGCTACATGTTTGAAGACATAGATGAGGAGCAGCCTAAAGGATTGATGAGTCGTAGGTTTGATACTAAAGGCGAGACCCCAGCACGAGAGCTTCCAGAAGTACTGAGCATCCCAGAGGCTGCGAGTTACATGGGTAGGAAACGTGCGGGACTTATCATGGAGGGTATAAATAAACTCTTTGGTATGTTCCCACCTAAGACAGACGTAGAGAAGCAAGCTAAATCAGAGCTAGAATACTTCCTAGACGCACAGCCTGAGAGTTCTCTCCCTGACTTCTTTAAGTATGTACCAGATAAAGTACAGCTTGCTGAGTACATGAAGGGTAGAGCAGAACGCAAGAAGGCTGCAGGTACTATGAACTTTGCAGAGGGTGACGTTGATACGTCTAACCTTCAGTTTGTAGACATAGATGATGAGACGGGTGCTGCAGGGCTTATGACACGCCCTAAAGCTAGACCTGATCTAAAGAATATAGACGATGTTTCAACTCGTTATGGAAACACTGTAGGTAGTGTCATGAAAGAGTTTGAAACTGTAGAGGGTTTAGAGCCTCATATAGGTAAGGACTGGGAGAACGTAACACTTGCATATGGGATTGTACCAGATAAGGGTCTAAAAATTGATGGCTTAGATGTACCAGATAACAGAGCTAGTAGAGGAAAATGGCTTAAAAAGAATGGTTACGTTGACTCTAACGGTAAAGCCACAAACAAGTTTTCTAAAGCTAATGTAGATACATCAAACATATCTAAAGAAGGTGTAGATCGTAACTTGTTTAAGTCCGACTTGGAATGGTCTGCAGCAGTAGTAAATGAGTTTAACAAGAAGGTAGCTGACGTATATGATATGGATACTTTATCTGAGGCGGCTAAAGAAGGTCTTCTTGATATTGCGTGGAACGGCGGCGGCGGAGCTTTAGGATGGTCAGGGATTAAAGCATGGGCAGCGGAAGCAAACAAAAAGCCTGAAGATAGAGTAGTTGATAATGTGTTAGATCTAACTAAACATAACACAGAGAGCGGGAAACCTGTTAGAGGTCTTGTGGCTAGACGTTCTAGGATGGCTAACCGACTACTTCCTCTAGATAAGAAAGTTGCCTTCATAGAACAGCGAGGTAAAGAGACCAAGCTGTTTACCAAAGACGGAACCCTGTTAAAAACCATAAAGACTACATCCGCGCCTTCTTCACCTGATGGTTGGATTGACATTAACGGTAATAATCTAGGTAAAGAAGAATTGATGTTCTCACCTAGACCACAGGCACGTAACTAATGTTCGGCCTACCTCTAGAACTTATCACCATGCTATTCTCTACCGTGCTAGGTGGGGTTATGTCTATGGTAGGACAGAACGCTAAGAACAAAGCTAAGCAACAAGAGATGCTAATCGGTGCTACAAACCAAGCACGTGAGCATGGCAAGACAGACACACACTTCGCATGGACACGTAGGCTCATTGCTTTATCTGCAATCTTTGCTATTATAGTCTTGCCAAAGCTTGTGGCTGTATGGTATCCTGAGGTTAGCGTTATTGTAGGTTACACAGAAGTACATGGTGGCCTATTCAATTGGATCTTTGGTGGCGATGGCACAGTACAGTGGCAGGCAGCACGTGGGTTCGTTATCACACCCCTAGACACACACATCGTTTCCGCCATTGTAGGTTTATACTTTGGCGCAGGTTTCACTAAGTAAGGTATTATTATGGCTACAGCATTTGATAGACCCATTCCGGGGCAGTCTCTCACAGGAGAGCCTCGCAATGTTCCGTGGGAGCAGCCTGCTGAGATGAGCAGTGTTGAAGAGGTAACAAAGTTTTACATTAATAGGTTAGCTAATCAGGATGTTATTGATGACTTTGGTGCTTTGTCTCAGGCTGGTATCTCACTTGCACCCTATCGTAGAGTCTGTCTATCTGGTGGGTGTAATGCGTGGTATACATAGCCTTGATACAGGTATGTTAGCCGCACCTGTAATCCACACCTTTCTAAAGCAGGCTATTGAGTCTATGGGTATCTCTGTTAAAGATACAAGTGATGATCCAGAGAAACGTGCAGAGGCTGCAGAGATGGATCGCTTCCGCTTAGTCGCTAACAAGTACCTTTTATCTGAGGAAGACGATGATATGTCTGACCCAGGTAAGCAGATGCTTAGTGAAATGCTAGAGGAAGAAGGCGAAGCTGAACAACCTGCAGAGGATGTAGTGCCAGAAGAAACAATGAACGAAGAGCCTATGGGCTTAATGGCAAGGGGTTAAGACATGGCATTTGATTGGAAAGATTTTGCGGCTGCATTCCTAGAAGGTACAGCAGAAAACATTGAGCGCCGTGGTGAAGAAGCTAGGGCTTATAAAGAAGAGCAGAAGGCAGCAGCTACGCGTAACGCAGAGCTTATTCGTAACCGTGCCGCTAAGGCTAAAGAAGCTGCTAGTTATGCTCGTAAGGCCAAAGCATATCTAGGTAGTCACGATGATGCAGACTTAATGGTAAGAGCAGCTATGTCTGCTGGCCCTACAGAGATTATAACCTTGTACCAAAAGCTAGAGGCTGCAGCCAACCAGCCAGGACAGAATGGTAAGCTAGGTGAAGCAGATATTGATGCTTTAATTAATATGCCTGAGCTTCCTGGCAGTAGATAATAAGTACATTGATATGGGCTTAGAAGACTTTGCTATGCAGACCTACGGTGCAAGTAAAGATTCCCTCATACGTTCAGCAGAAGAACAAGAAGAGGTAAGCTTAGCAGGTAAACTCTTTGGTTTCGGTGCAAAGCAACGTGTGGATAGAGAGCTAGGCGAACAGCAGTATGGTATGGGTATGTCTATCTCAGACATCAATGACCTAGCAGAGCAGTCTGAATATCAGAATATTATTAAGGATGCTTCTCTTACCTACGGTACACTAGATCGTTTTAACTTGGATGATTACACTAAGTTTGATGCTATTATCACTAAGGCTATGAAAGACATAGTGACTGCTAATGAAGCTGCAATAACAAACGCAGGTCCACCCGGTGATCCAGAGAGGGATAAGTTTAAGGCCTGCTATACAACGTAGTGCAGCAGAGCCTCTTATTGCTGAGAGCGTAAGAGAGAACCCTCGTATGTTGGAGAGCCCTAGTGTAGCACAAAGAATTGTAGCTGTAATGGGTCAAGAATATCTTGATGAGTTATATGTACAGTACGGTATCTTTACAAAAGATAAAATAAGAGAGATGCGCGGTGAACTGAGTAGAGTTCTGATAGAAGCTACTGCCGCTGCCTCAGAAGCAGCAGCAGCAGACGTTGAAGATCCGCAGCAACAAAGACAGCGGCAGCAGAAATACCAGAAGCACCAGAAGCAGAAACAGCAGGATGTAGCCCGCTCGACCTGATAGCTACTGAAGACTCCCTTAGCTCCTTAATGCAGCTGCTAGATTCTGATGTAGCAAGATGAGTGGGACAGAAAGTATGGAGGCAAGTACGATCCCGTTACAGGAGCGCCTATTATAGCAGGCAAGCGGCCTGCCATAAGAGATGACTTTCCGTGACAGCAACGAAAACCTAATGGTGGACGTGAGTATTGAAGTAAGCTCTATACAATGAGTGGAATGAAGACAGTATGGAGATACACACGATCCAGCCACAGGTCGCCCTTTGCCAGTAGAGGAATAGAGTAATGGATAAGAGCGCTTATATTAGAGCCTACAAATCATCCTTGACTAGCAAGCCAGTAGAATTGCCTACACTCAAGCTAGACCCTGAGGATGACTTTGTTATTGATCCCAACGTCACACTCAAGAAGGATGACCTGAAGCAGAACAACTATATAAATCCTATCCGTGACTACATGGTTGCACGTAAGGGTGTAGACTACAACGAAGTAGAAGACGATAAACTTGTAGATGACTTTGTAGAACACATGCGTTACTTCAACGCTAACACTGTGTCTACTGCAGGTGAGGTGCGCTTTGTTAGTAAGGCAGACGAAGCTGCTAAGCTCAAAGCTAAGAAAGCCTATCAGATCTATGACCAGTTAGGTAACGTCTTCATCAACGATGGTGTTGCAGGTGCTGTAGGTGGTATCTGGGATTACGTTACTGCTGCAGCCACTGACCCTACAAACTACTTAGGCTATACTTACAGGTGGTGTTGCTCGTGTTGGTGCAGGTGGTGCATCCTTAGGTGGTAAGCAAGTAATCAAAGCTGCTGTACGTAATGCTGGACGTGAAGCACTAAAGAGTGGTGCTAATAAAAAAGCTGCTCAAGAGGCTGCAAAGAAGGCAGGCATAGAGGCTGCTGATCGTGCGCTGACTAAAGGCTACACTAAGACACAAGCAGACAAGATTGCTGCTCAAGTAGAAGCTAAGATGGCACTTGAAGGGCCACGTGCTTTAGCTAAACAGTCTATGCTTTCTGCTCAAGACGAGTTGTTTAAGCAGGCAGGTAAGAGAGCCTTGAAGCAAACTACTGCGCTTGATGCTAGTGCTGCTATGTTACAGGATGTAATGAACCAGAACGCTAGGTTAGAGGTGAATGCACAGGAGTCATATAGTGGAGCACAAACTGCATTCTCATCCTTACTGGGTGGTGTTGCTGGTGCAGCACAGCTAGGCTTTGGTAAGTTCCGTGGCTCTTCTGGTTTTGCTGATGCAGGTGATCCTCTTGAGCGACTAGCTAACGTGTCCATTGAAGAGGCTACACCTTTCCTTAAAGCTACGGAAGCTAAGAAGGCGTCAAAGGCGATAGTAGATGCGGTATCTACATGGGAAGATAAAGTAGCACGTGGTGCAAGCTTTGATGGGGAGGGTGGTATTACAGCATCACTTATCAAGCATATCATTATTGGTGAAGATGGTAAGGGTGGTGTCGGTAAAGTTGTAAAGGATATGGGCTACAAGGTAGACCGTAACTTAAAGACAACAGACTTCATTACTAACGTAATCCGTTACATGCCCCAAGAGGATCTAGCAAAAGCAAACACTATTATAAAGAAACGTATAGGGGTACACTTAGGTGACTATGATGAGGTAGGCATTAACCTTAGTGATCTTATTGCTGCTCGTATTAGTGATGCTGGTAAGCAATTAAACGTAATGTCACAGCTACGCCGTACCATAGACTCCGGCATTGTTGCGTCCTCTGACGCACTTGAAGCTACCATGAAGAATGTAGAAGAGAACACTACACCTGCAGAGAAAAAAGAATACCTCAAGTATACACAGGGTGTATGGAAACGCTTGCTTGTTTCATCCCCTGCTACAACAGCACTTAACATTGCAGGCTACGGTCAGTTTGCTGCAGGTCAAACCCTTGCAGATATATTCAATGCTGGTATGTATGGGCTTCAAGGTATCGGTACATCTGTTACTAATAAGGCTGCATCTAAGGAAGCGTTCCGCCGTATGAGAGCGCTTACTACTATTCAAGGTCAGAAGATCCGTAACTTTGCAGATCCGTATACAACACGTGATGCGTATCTTAAACTGTTAGAACAAAACCCTGACATTGAGAAGGCATTGTTTGAAACCTTTGCAGGTGGTGTAGATGCTACAGCTAAACGTCACGGTATTGACCCTACAAACACAGCGTTTAAAAACATAGAAGCGGTAACAAACGCAGCTAACACTATTACAGGTGTGCGTATTCAAGATACCTTTACTAAGTCACAGATGTTTATGGGTGAGTTGGATAAGGCAGTACGTTTTAAACATGGCAAGACCCTCAAAGAAGTCATCAACGGTACAGATGATACCCTTCTTGATGATGAGGTGATGCAGTCTGCCTTAGATACAACACTCAAGTCTGTGTTCTCTAAGGACTACACTGCTAAGAGCCAACCTGAATTAGTGCGGCAACTAGCAAATGGTGTTGAGACATTCTCAAGCATACCTGGCTTAGGTACTATCCTGCCGTTTGGGCGTTTCTTTAACAACGTTATTGCTACAGCATACCAATGGTCTCCCTTGGCAGCACCTGAACAGTTTGTAAAGTTTGTTCAACGTGCTCGTAAGGGACAGAAGGCAGATCTCTCAGAGATGGAAGCCGTTGCTCGTATGACGATAGGTACATCTGCGTTGGGCATGGCTGCTGCATATGATCAAGAGCGCCGTGATAAGGGTCTAGCTTACAATGAGATTGATGTAGGTGGTGGTACTATTGTGGACGCTAAGAACACCTACCCCTTCTCTGCCTTCCTAGCTGCAGGTCGCATAGTAAATATGATGGCTCGTGATGAGGATGTCCCACCAGAGTTGATACAGGAGGTGGGTACTCAGTTAGCTGTAGGCCAGTTGGCACGTGACGCACAGTTTGGTAATGACATTAACAACCTTCTGGACATCATGATAAACCAAGACGCAGGCGCACGTAAAGCTTCTGCTATGGGCTTAGCTAAGATAGGCGGTAACTTTGTATCAGGCTTCACTAGACCGCTAGATGCTGTCAACAAAGTAGTAGGCTTTGCTATGGGTACTGATGCAGCCAAGGATGTACGTCAAGCAGACGGAACTTCCCAAGTCTTTACTCAGTCTGCTACTAAGTATGTAGACAATCTGTTTGAAGTGTTCAGCGATAAGGTAGATGCTGTAACAGGTGAGGAGCTACGTGTTGCTACACGTGAGGGGCAGATATATGATGCTAACCCCTTTGCTCGTGTCTTTGGTTTGACTATCAAGCCTGCACGTACTGGTACAGAGAAAGCATACTCTATGGCTGAGATGTTTCCTTGGCAGGCATCTGAGCGTAGCAAGATCCCAGGTTATGATAGGGCGTTTAACTCTATCATTGCCCCTATGTTAGAGAGGAAAACAAATCAGCTTCTACGCACTAAAGCATTCCAAGAAGGTAACCTCACTCAGCGTAGAATGATGCTAAAGAATGTAGTATCAGACTCTAAGGCGGAGGTACGTAAGTACATGAAGGCTGGAGGTGGCGGTACAGAGAATGCCATGCTGTCACTGGTACGCACAGCAGAGCAGAGAGCCAACAAAGAGATACGCAATGAGGCTAAGCGCTTGCTCAAGGAGAGACGGGGTATTGATGCTAGTCCACAGGATATGAACTATCAGGAGTTAACTCTGTATATATCTTATATAGACTATTTAAAGGACATATACGAAGAAGCAAGTAACTTGTAACGAGAGAGGGGAGCCACTAAGCTCCCCTTTTCTTTATTGTGTGCCGTGTTTCTTAACACAGTGTCTTGCCCATAGTACCGTAGCTATAAGATGCTCTAGTGCTTTGCTCCTTTCGTCACTCTGCCATAGATTACTCTTGATGTGATTCTCTAATGCTTCAGCATGTTGGGCTAACTCATCATAGAACTTGATACGTGTACCTTCTACGTGTGCTTTCGCTTCTTGTTCTAACTTCACAGACCTTCCTTCATAAATACCTTGACCCACTCAGCGCAGATACCACTACGCACAATGTCATCAATGCCAAACTCAACTACAGGTACATCAAGCATATGCTTCTTGGCTAGGTGTATGATCTTAGCTAGACCAGACGTACCCTTTAAGTCAGACTGCTGGATGTCACCATTGAGTACAATAGTACTGCCTTCACCTACACGTGTCAACAGCATCTTGATCTCTGGTATGTCGATGTTCTGTGCTTCATCTACAATGATAAACGCATTGTCAAAGCTACGTCCACGCATAAGCGCTAGTGTAGCCACTTCAATGTTACCGTTCTTTACACCTGTATCAACAGCACCACGCCCTAGATGTTTTACCAATACGTCTAGTACAGGCAAGGCCCACGGTTGTGCCTTCTCTTCAAGCGTACCTGGCAGGAAACCAATGTCCTTACCTACAGCTACATGAGGGCGTGTAATAACAATCTTGTCAATCTCTTTTAGTGTGTACAAGTCTGCTGCACAGGTGGCTGTAACGTAAGTCTTACCAGTACCAGCAGGGCCAAGGATAAGCACTTGCTTGCTGTTAGCAATAGCACTGATTAACTTTCCTTGGTTATCTGTCTTAGGTACGATGCCAGAGGTAGGCTTTGAAGCTGCCCCCTTATAGGTTGTCTTGCGGCGTGTACGTGTAGGCTTAGCTAGTGGTTCAATGTTGTTCATCTTTTACCCTTAAATAGTCTACCATTTTCTCCAAAATAGAGATGTCATGTTTAGCTAACCCCATAGCAGAGTTGCAGGGATTACAGATCCATCCTCTAGCTGTCATGCTGTCTTGGCAATGATCTACAGAGAAAGGGCTTTGTGTTCTGTATACACCTCTCTTGAGATAGTCATCATGTGACATGTTGCATAGAGGACATTTGTAATCCTTGGGTAAAGGGTTATCTTTTCTGTACTGTTTTTTTACAGAAGCAGCCTTATCATCACAACTACTACAGGTAGAACTTAGTGTATGTCTGTCTCCGTGACGTTTAACTAACACCCTAAAGTTCTGTAATGGTTTAACCTGCTTACAACCAACACAGAGCTTATTGTCTTCTGTTACTTCTTCAACTTCTGATGATCTGAAAAAGTCTAATTGCATTACGCATCCTTTGGTATGGTAGTACATACATGTACAAGAGATACATCGTCTTTGATATCTGCAGGTAAATAGTAGTACACCTCTGTCATTGCAAATGCTGCCGCTTCAACGCAAGCCTCATAAGAGTTATACATAGTAGGGGAAGCACGTACTGATGGCTCCTCCCCTACCATGAATGCTACTAGCACAAGGATATACATTACTCTTGTACTTCTTCTGTAACTTCATCGGCTAGTAGCTCCGTTACTTTAGGTTCTACATAATCATATGCTTTACCCGCTACATCGGCAGTTACTTCTATTGCTGCTACAGCAAAGAAAAATGCTACAAAAAACTCAATCATTCTAGATGTTCCTTTAGATCTGTGTAACCACCTATGTAGTTACCTTGGTTATCCCATATTTGAGGTACAGTAGTCATACCTGCTTGCTTAATTAGTGTCAATAGCCATTTACTACTGACGGTATCAAGAGAGTAGGACGTGAATCCTACCCCCTCTTTTTGCAGTAGATGCTTAGCCTTTGTGCAGAACTCACAGTTAGTTGTACCCAAGACTACGTACATCATACTAGATCCACGATCTCACAGCTATCACCTGAGCAAGCCATAGTCTGCATAGACACTGTGTTATCTTCATTCTCGTACTCATTGAGATCTTCCCAGTTAATGCTGTCAGGCATCTTAGTGAGCATCTCTTCATACTCTTCCTTAGTGCAATCCTGATAGGGTGCTTGCTGGTAGGTGTGATCTGAGTGTGGCAAGAATGACACACCCGACATCTCATCGAAGTGTTCATACACAAACGCACCTACGGCTAACCATTCAGAGTCACGAACTGAGATAGTCACGGATGGCTTATGTTCGCACCAGTGACGCTGATACGTAAGCCACAACTCAAGCTGCTCTACTGCTGTCATATCGTTACGTGTAACTGCCAACTCAGGTGACTTCACTGGGAAGCTAAACACCACAGTAGAGTCAGGCTTCATAACGCAAGGCTCATTAGGAATGCCTTGGTCAATCATGAACTGTGTTAGAGGGTCTTTATTGTCACCACGCACAGTACGAATATAGAAGGGGCTGTGACGTGCGTGAATACCACTAGCGGAATCAACCAACTGTGAGACTGTACCCGAAGGTTTAACGCAAGAGATACTAGCACTAGCAGGGATGCCAAGCAACTCAGCCCACTCAGCGTTAGTAGCCACAGCAATGGATCGTAAATGCTCAAGGGTTTTCTCCAATCCTTTGTTAGTGTTTGTCATTAGTGGGTTGTCCATGATGCCTGTCATAGACACACCAAGCAACCGCTCTTCTGCAGTGTTGTTATGCCATACCTTACGTAGGTAGGGGAACTTAATCATAGTAGACTGGATCGTACCCAAGATGGTAGCCAGCTTTACCTTACGCTCAAGATCCTCAATGGTATCTGTTGCACGAACTACGCACTCCGTTAGGTTACAGAACTGATATGGGCGTAAAATTATTTCAGAACAAGGGTTTGTACCAAACTCATGGTTAGGATCACGCCGCCCAAACTTAGCTGCTTGCTTCTTGGATGCTTCACGATTGAAGATACCACGCTCACCAGACTTAGACTCGACCAGTGATAGCCACTCACGCATGAAGGTTTCCATGTCTGGCTTCTCAGTGTATGATACAGAGTTGTTAGCCAAGGCACGATGCCCAGCAGTTTCCCACCACTGTCCTGACTTAGCGTGACGCATACGGTCATCACTCAGGTTAGTCAATGAAATCATAGCACTACGGCGTACACCGCCAACAACAACTATCTGGCCTATGAAACACATAAGGTCGTGACATTCCATAGAGCTAAGCTTACGCCCTTGTGCTGCCTTGAAGGTAGCTACAGCGAAGTTAAATAGTTCTACTAACGGCGCTGGTCCTGATGCTCTACCACCAAACGTTTTAAGTCTTGCACCTGCAGGTCTAACTTGAGATACATCCCACTTAGGTATTTCACCAGCCCATAAGAGTGCTAGAACTTGACGGAATCCTTTAGCCCAACCTTCTTTGCTATCCTTAACAACAACAGTAGACTCACTATCAAACAACTCAGGTATCTCTGGTAGCTTCTTTATGAACTGTCTCTCGACAGAGAAGCCTACACCAGTACCACAGAGTAATATATACATAGCTTCATCAAAAGATTTAGGATCATCTACTGGTAGGTAACTACAATTATATCCTGCTGTATTGTCACGATCTAAAGCGGGACCAGCTGTCATCATAGCGCGCATGGATGGCATGATCTCTTGACCAATGATAGCCTGCTCAATGTCTTTGATGTATGTGTTATCCACACCACCCAGAGCCTTACGGACTACATTATCCATGTAGCGGCCTACTGTTTCACCCCACGACTCACGACCTTTGCCGTCAAAGTATTTAGCATAGCGTGACTTGTGAATGAAAGCTTGATAGTCTGTTGGTAGTTGATTGCTCATCGGTTGTCCCCTGATCCTTTGATAACGCCACGTCTTGCACGGCTGTTTAGTTTGTCCATGTTAGTTTGTAGTACCTCAGTGAGGTCGCTGTGAAAGTAGTTAGCTATGGCTGTAGCATAGAACACAACATCACCTAACTCCTTTACTATCTCATCTGGTGAGACTTTGTTGGAGTCACGTAGCATCTTCTTAATCTTCTCTGCTACCTCACCTGCCTCACCTACTAAGCCTAGTGTGTTCTCAACTAAGCGTGTCTCTCCCTCTGTAACTATCTTACCTTCAACCCAATAGGAATAATCCTGAGGGTTGACATCTGTCATAGCAGCAAAAGCATCTATGTCTTCTTGCGTAATCATTGTCTCTCCTTAACGTGTAAGTTCTCTATATCTACATCATCTACATCATAGATGACATCTGTTATGAGATCGTATATGTCTTGCTCGTGACTGTCTTCATAGGCTGACAGGATATTATTGTTGTCATCTACATTAGCTACAAACGTAACACTAAACTTCTTCATGCGTTACCCTCTGTCTTAGTCCAACGGCCTAGTGTGTAGACGTTACCCTCTACCTCAACCGCATTGTCTGCTTCTAGTTCTTCCTCTGCTTGAGCATACTGATCTGGGAACATCTCCTGTAGAATATCCTGTCGTATCTCAACGAAGTCTTCCCATGCATCAGGGTAGACCTCTAAGAACTGTTGTGCCGCTGACATAGTGAGTGCCTCATCGAGAGCAGCCCTCATACCATCTTCAGAACCAGCAGCACCAAAAACCATACCTGTCTTGATCCTACCTGTCCACTCACCGTCCTCAACAATAGGGGATAATACAATGGCTATGTCACCAGCTTTAATCTCGTAGGCCATCACTCTCTCCTCTTTACTTTGACACGTTGCTCTTTCATACGCTTGCCCTTTTCTTTAAGCCACTCTTCAGGGATGATGCGGTTAGCCCACATGAAACCTTTCTGCTCACACCAATCGCAGTACCTACTCTTGGCACCCTTGTAAAGCTTTGAATTAGCATTGTAAAACACAAAACGAATATCAAGTGTAGGATGCTGTCGCTGTATCTCTAAATGTTTACGCCTGTCTCCTGGAGAAAACAAGCCCTTCATCTCAATTATGATACCGTTATCTAGCTCAAAGTCAGGGGTGTATGTGCGGTACTTGAGGTCTTCCCATTCTATCTTTAGCTTTTCATAGGCTACAATCTTCTGCCTATCCTTTAGGTACGCAGCAGCCTCAACTTCAAGGCCACTGCGATACGTTCTTTTATTGTGCTTACGCGGCAAGGCCATCACCTATTAAAACGTAGTCAATCTGCGGTGGGTTCTTAGCCTTAGATACTCTTGATGGTATTGTCTTTAAAGTATCCCAACACTTATGCTTGAAGCTACAAAATCTACAGGAACTATTGAGTACCATGTTACCTGTTTGCTTCTTGTAGAATGTCTCAGGCACAGGCTTGAAGCATCTTTCAAACGGTTCATCTTTCTCTATATAATTTACCGTTTCCTGGATGTCCTGCTATTACCTGCTCAGAGTCAACCTCCGAAGCACTGACATACTTAAACTCACCGTTTGCCTTTGTTGACCACCCACCAACCGCCTACTTCCTTTCCTGCAGCCTTTGAGTAACCTACTAATTGTGGTATGTATCCGAAGCCATCATCACTATTTAGATGCTCGAAAGATTCGAAACTTATTTGTGTATGAGCTAGGGTGATGCAGACTTAACATCATCTATCTTGCCATCCATTTCCATGTCGTACTCACCCTTGATCTCCTGTCCATCAGGTAGCTTGAGTGTAACAGTATCATTGTCTTTGAACTCAGCACCTGCTGCACGTAGTAACCCTTTGAACACAGCTTCAACTAGATCACCTAGTATCATGTTAATCAGGAAGTGTGGAGGCAAAGGTAACTTATCTTCAGGGTCATTCTTTTCAAACCACAACTGGCACTTAGGTCTGCCTATGTTAGACATACGTAGTCTGAACGCATCACGTGGTGGTGAATTAAACTGCTTGTTCATAGCAGCCTTAACATCGGAGGCAACCAAGTCGGTCACCTCCTCTGTCATTGTAGCTTCACCCTTCATAGCCTTTTGCAAGTAGCTAAAGACCTGTAGTTCAGCAGGGTGATTCATTACTCAGCCACCTCTACGAAGTCATTGTTGAGGATCTCACCGACAAGTTCTGCATCACTATCTGTACCCATCTTGGCACGTTCATGGTGTAGATCTAGTATCTTACCGTTGCTAAACTCAATAAGTTCTAAGAAGTCTTTGAGTGTGTCGTTGTCTTCCTTGGCAAGATCAACACCGTCACCTGTGCTTGCTTGTATCTTACCAAACTTAGCACCAGTAGGTATGCTATCTTCGATACCTTCTAGCTTGATGGTAGACATGATAGGTAACATGTTCTTCTTCTTGAAGTTACTCATCACACCATTGATACTCTTCAGGCTGTCACGGTTCTTTACATCCATGACAAACGGTATAGTTGCTGCAGCATCCACTGGCTCACCCTTCTCATTCATAGGGCTGTCCAAAGACACAGTACCATAGTACACCATGACACGCTTGACTGAGCGCATCAGTTGTTTGGTTGCATCAGGTAGTGAGTTGAAGTCTTCGATGTAACCTGATGGTCTACCTAAGTTGAAGCCACCAATACTATCCTTCAAGTCACCGTTGAGAGAGTTAGACATCACAGACTTCTCCATCTCTTCTGTCTCACTGTTCCATCTCTGCCATTGATTGCGTTGGGCAAAGACACGAACTGTAGCACCATTACTGTAGACTATATCATCCCCTGTCTTGAGGGTGAATGCACCTACTGGTACTACCTCTGTCTTTATCTTCTTACCATTGAGATCTACCTCACCCATGATAGGTTGATGTAACATTCCTAAACGTGATATGGATGGCAGGAAGTCTGCGTTACTTGTCTTGACAGACACTCCCATTAGTTCAGCCATTGATTGACCACGTTCATTTGCTACTGCTAGTTCATTACTCATTCTATATCCTTTTTTATAGAGTCAAAGAGATCTTAGTTATACACTAAACATCCACTGTGTCAAGCCAATTCTCTCCTATCTTTGCTTCTAAAAGCATTGGTACATTCATCTTTATTCCATATGTCTCCTCTATTATATTGTTTAAGTCTTGGTTCATAGTCCATACCATTGACAATACTAAGTCTTTCTCATCAGGATGGACATCAACCACCATAGAATCGTGTACAGTATTGACTAAACACGACTTCATGTGTCGCAAACGTTCATGCATTTCATTCAGCACCACTGGCACTACATCACCAGTAGCAAAGCCTTGCACTGGATAGTTCTTTATCATAGTGAAGTGCGTTGGTACACCACTGTGACGTCTTGTCACATCAGGAAAAGCGTACTGCCTACCAGATATGTTTGTTATCTTGAGGAAGCGTAGTGCCTCATCAGCCAGGTTCTTGTGCCAGTTAGCTATGCCTTTGTACTTATTGTTGAAGTGAGTGTAGTACGTAGCCTCTGCTTTTGTACGTCCGTAACCGCTTGCTCCAAAGAGTGGTGCAAACGTGTGTTCTTTAGCTGCTTGACGTGATGTTGGTTGCCCTGCCTCAGTAATAACTTTTGCTGTGTAAGCATGTACATCGAAGCCAGTTGAAATTTCTTGCATCGCTGTTTCATCCTGTGCCAAGAACGCTGCTGTCCTAAATTCGAGTTGTGCAAAGTCTGCCTCCATAATTAATCCGTTGTCAAATCTTGATACAAATACTTTCTTTACTGGGAATGTACCTCCTCTTGGCATGTTCTGCATGTTGGGATTTCTTCCACTGAAACGGCCTGTGGCTGTAATGTGTTGGGTAAGTCCAACGTGCAGGAATCCATTGTCTTTTGTGTAGGCTCGTATTCCGTTGACAAAAGCAGATAGATAAGAAGAGATAGCATTGTGACGTTTAAGATCAGAAAGGAAACTGATAGCTTCGTCCATTCTATTTTGTTTAGCAGTTGAAGATAGTACATCTAGTTCATCCTTCCCCGTGTTAAATCCATTGGCACTGACCCACTTCTTACTAGGTGCAGTGAAGCGTAGCCCTGCTACTTGTTGTGTGTTCTTTAGTTTGTACCCTTGTGCATCACAATCCTTGCATCTATTAGCTCTTGCAAACTTTGTTCCATCTTTCTTAGTTCTGAATATCTTACCCTGCCCTTCGCAACTTGTGCAGGTGTAAGCCGTTGTCCTGTAGATCGGTGAGGAGTTGGCTGCAACGGCATCCTTAAACTCTTCTTGTGTTTGTGTGAACTCGAAGAGATCAGCCCATTCCTTCTTGTCATGTACCCTTCTGCTGAAGAGGACTTGTGACTTCTGTTCAGGTGACCGAAGGTTAATCGGAGTGTCGCCCATAACTTCCCTGACTTTCTTTTGCAGACGTGTTTCGATCTCAGCTTTCTCATGCTCGTACTCCTTTGCTACTCTGTCCAACTCTTGAAGATTGACTTTGAATCCAGCCATATAGATTTCTGTAAGGGTTTTACAGGTGTTGAAGGTAACACGTCTAACGGTATTGAGAGAGGCGGCATCGGGTTGGCTGTATTCTTTTTCTTGGGCATGGAACAACTCGCAAGTAGTAAGCAAATCATACTTGAGATAATCACAAAGCTCCTCATAAGGTATTTCATTTGTGTTCTTTCCTTCCTTAAAGTATTTCTTTAGTGTGTCTTGCTTCTTAAATGTTAACTGCCTACGTTCCGCACAAGCCTCAAGGCTTAGACCTCTTCTCTGTCCACGATCTAGTATATACTCACCAAGCATAGTGTCATAGATGTCACCATCATATTTGTAACCACACTCCCACAACCACATCAAGTCATGCTGTGCGTTGTGCATTATCAGTAGCTTAGTATTATCTAGTGTCCACTGTATCTCTAGTCTTTCAAATCCTATATCATCTTTTGATTCGTTATGATCTAGTGTTCTAATAGAGAGTGTAGCTTCAGGATCATCAGCATCAAGATAGCCTACCTGTACTAGATAGTTGTCAGCCTCAAATGGGTCCATGTGTAACTTATCGTCACGCTTTGTTGTCGTATTCTCTACGTCTAACACTAATCTCATGCTGAGTACACAGATCTGGAACCGTCAAGTACACAAGTAATCTTACCTTGGAAGCCATTCAGTTTGTTCTTGGCTATGTTTAAGTATCTTATAGGATCATCCTCTTCTCCTTCTGCTTGTTGTGTCTTACCTATTAGTACCATGAGGTCAGCCTCTGCTGCCTTGCCTGTCTTACTACCTTCCATCATAGCTTGGTTCAGGTCAGCCCTGCCCTCTGCTTCTGCTGATAGCTGAGACATCCATATCACAGAGCAGTCATACTGCTTGGCTATGTTACGAGCATGGATAGCTGCTGCCTTGAGAGTTATGTCTGAGCGTTCTGACCTGATGTCTGCAAACTTATCACCCATATCCAGGATAAGTATATCAGGACGTTCATACTTTACTACTGACTCAACCCAGTCCATACCCTTACCTGTGCTATCCTTGAACTGTATGTTCTCTGACACAGGGTGGTATCTCTTGTTAGCCAGTGCTTTGTTGGTACGTACCTCAGTCATTGTCATGTTAGATGAGGCACTGATGTATCGTGCAGCTACACGTGTGTAAGCTTCCTCATTGCACAGCACTGTAACCTTTGCACCTTGTTGTGCGAAGCCTCCGTCTGCTGCTACAAGTGAGGCGTGAAAGCTAGTCTTACCAGTATTAGGACGAGCGCCAACCAAGATAAGATGACCGCCACTGATACCCTCCACCCTACGAGCCAGACTGGATATGTTAAACTTCCATTTCGATTCAAGTGCCGTTGCATCAAGGATAGTATCAAGACTATGATCATCCCACTCGACACGAAGATTTGGAGTAAAGTCATCTTTGTATTCCTCTAGTAGTTGACGTAAAGGTTCAAGGCTATTCTCTGCACCATTCACAAAGTCAAAGCCAAGGTTAGCTACAAGGTCACCAACGTGCTGCTGAAACAACTGAGACAATGTGTCCTCTGCTATCTCACCTTTGATAGGTTCAGCTATCTCAATACGCTTGAAGAGATCTTCATAAGCAGTACGTGTAGCGGTGGTCATGCTTGCATTGATACGGTTGAACACAGCCTGTAAGTCAGACACAGATAGGTCACCACCATACGTATCCATAGCTGCATCTAGTGCTTGCTTTATCTTACGCACATCCTTGGTAAAGATTTTGTCAGGGCATCGTATGCCTTTGTGTTGATCGTAAAAATCTTTACTGAGTAGCGTCTTTAGTAGTGCTAGTTCCATCATTGTCTTTCTCTCCTACAAAGATACGGTATATAACTTCCAGTGCAATCAGTGGCCACAGGAAGGCAAACTTAATAGGGCCAGATTTGTCCATCTCCTCATCCTCTGGCTCTACCATATGGTATAACAAGGGCAGCGCTAACACATACATCACAAATAGTCCAGCGAAAAAACCCTGCCCTAACTCATTCATGTTTCACCTCCACATAGTATGAACCTTCTGAGCTTTTGTACGCAGCCATCAAGTCCAGCCATTGCTGTGCACTCATGAGTATTAGCTGGTATGCATCCATGTCCGGCTCATACTGTCGGATGTAAACGTCACCACCATCACCCAAGATAACCTCAACATCCTCGTACAAATCCTGTTGATCTAGTGTTGTGATTATCGCTGCGTCTGATTCAAACTCAACTGTGTACATCAGGCTGCTCCGCTACAAGAATATTGACGTGCGCCACGTTACCCTCAACACGGGTGATGACATACTCTAAACCTGCCTTGGTGAGTAACAATCGTAGTTGACCTACAGGTATCATGTCTTATCCTTTCCATCCATATGTATCAGGCGATCCAAGTACCACTGTGACTTGAGTAGATCCTCTTGCTTGTTCTTGTAACGCCATCGGTGCAGGTACTTGGCAATGTTGCCACGCAGGTAGCCTATGTATTCCTCTGTGGTTAGGAAGTCCTCAATGTAATCAATACATTCTATCTTACCCTTACCATAGTGTGCTGGGTTGTTTACGTTATCGGGTGTATGCTCCGCCAACACTGCGTTACTAAACTCGTGATCTCGCATTACGCTCTCCTTATATGCTTTCTCTTCTGCTATGAGTTTCTTCCATTGGCTGTTAATCATTCTTCCTCCAGACAGAAGCCACACCATGTGCCTCTACTTGCATTACCACAACTGACACATTTGCGCCACTTATTCTTTTCCTCACGCTCCAAGGATGCCTTGCGTTCCTC